AAAAATGTTTGGAGGGGATGTCGCATCCCGCTCTACCATTTAAGCAACATATACTTGCGAAAGCCATTTTGGATTATAAATTACCATTAATTAAGATTATTAGGAGTACAATGTGGAATGATTGTGCTCCTTTGACACTGGAAGAAAATATGAATGGAATTCCAGGTAAAAGATTTATTGATGGTATTAAAATGGACACAGCAATAGGGTTTCCTTTGACAGGAAAGAAGAAGTCCTTCTTAGCAAAGGAAGAAGTGACTGTGGATGGGTTAGTAAAACGTGAATTTACTAAAGAAATATACGATGAAATCGATCGGTGCGAGAATTGTTATAGGGCAGGACAGAGAGCTTACCCTATTGCAAAAGCTTGCAAGAAAGATGAAGTTTTAGCAAAAGAGAAATGTCGCATCTTTTACGGAAACGCTATTTCATTGACATATTTGATTAGGAAATATTACTTACCCATTTTACGTGTGTTGCAGATGAATCCACTTGTTTCAGAGTGTGCTGTTGGTATAAATTGTCATGGCCCTGAATGGGAGGAAATGCATAATCACGTTTTAAAGCATGGAAAGGATAGAATTATTGGTGGTGATTATGGAAGTTACGATCAAAAGATTCCTTCCCAATTGCTGATTGCAGCACTGAGGATTCTTATCGATTTGGCCTCTGAGTGTAATTACTCAAGAGAGGATATCGATATTATGAAAGCAATGGTTGGAGATATTGTATTTTCTGTTATTGCTTTCGATGGGGCACTGATTGGTTTAACAAGAGGTGCCCACATTAGTGGGAATTCGTTAACAGTTGTTTTAAATGGTATTGTTGGATCATTAGGAATGAGATGTTTCTATTACACGGTACATGATACACCACCTCCTTTCAGAGAGAGAGTGAGTGTTATCACATACGGTGATGATAATATTGGATCAACACATCCTGATGAAGACAAATTTACCATTAAAAATTTATCACATTTTCTTGGAATGTATGGTCAGATTTATACCATGCCAGACAAGAACAGTGAGTTAACGGATTATCTGGATTATGAAGATTTTGAATTCCTTAAGAGGAAGAGTATTTATATTCCAGAGATTGGGCAACATGTAGGTGCTTTGGTTGAAAAGTCAATTTTTAAATCATTGCATATGCATTTGTATCCTCAGGGACATCCACTATCTGAGGAAGAGTGTAGTGCTTTGAATATAGATGGGGCCTTACGTGAATGGTTTAATCACGGTAAGGATGTTTATGAAGCACGACGCTCCCAAATGAGGGAGGTTGCACGGCGTTGCGAAATTGATCATATTTGCACAATGTTGGATTGTACGTACGGTGATATGGTCAATAAATGGATAAAGACGTACAAAGGTGCGGAGCAGCCTTAAATGCCGCCCCGGTGTCCCTCGGGGTTCCAGTGTATAGTTAAAGAGGAATTTTGTGTATATGGATACCAACATTATATGTTACTCGCCATTTTTGTTAGGCTTTGCACATTATATATGGGGACTTATATGTCTCGAAGAGGAACCTTGCACTACTGATAAGTCTAAGTAGTGTATGATAAATGAC